TATAACATGATGAGTTCTGAAATCAGGCAACTTCAAAGGGAAAGTCCGTTTTTAAGACGTGCGATAGATGTTAAAAAGAAACAAATTACTAAATTAGATGATGATAGCTTTGCAATTGCCGTTGCCGGAAAGCCGGAAACATTAGACGGCTTTTCTAGTTCAGGTATGGCTTTGATTGATGAATATTGGATGCAGAAAGATGATTCAGTATTGAACTCCATTAAGAGTGGTCAAATTAAGGAACCTAACAGCCTATGCGCTATCTGTTCAACGACAGGTAAGTTTCAGCACGGGGCAATGAAAAAGCTATACGATCACTATACAGACGTCTTAAACGGCAAGCATGAAGAAGATACAACCTTTATTGCCATTTGGGAGTTAGATAATCCAAAAGAAGTTACTGATTCAAATAATTGGATTAAGGCGAACCCACTATTAATCAATAAAGAAGTTTCGGACGTCCTAAAGCCTAAATTACAAGCAGATTTAGACAGCGCATTGCAGACAAAAGATACTTCAAATTTCATTATCAAGAATATGAATTGCTGGCTTAATGCTAGTGATGATAGCTTTATTTCTGATACAGACTGGCAGAATGCAATCGTTAAACCAAAACCAGATATTTCAGGCTCAAAAACCTATATCGGATTAGATTTATCAGCAACCAATGACCTTACTTCAATTAGTTGGTTATGTCAGTTAAAAAATGGTAAATGGTTTGCAGACTCATATTCTTTTGTGTCCACAAAAACGGATATTGTTACGAAGATGAAAGCAGACGGCATTAATTATGAAGCATTGGAAAAAGCCGGTGAGTGTGAACTCTCAAAACTTGATTCCGGGTTAGTTGATTACGATTTGGTTTACCAGTTCATTATTGATTTAATCGAAAAAAATAATTTAGATATTCAACAAGTTTGTTACGATCCGTGGCAGGGTTCGGCAATTATTTCACGACTTGAAAAGCATGGTGATATTCCATTATTTGAGGTTACTCAAAACGAAAAAATGCTATCAGAACCAACTAAAGCATTTAGAGAAGCGATCATAAATAAAAATATCATTGTCGCTGATAATCATTTATTAAGATATGCAGTCCAGAACGCAGTTCTACACTACAACAGTACGGGCGCTATCAGAGTGGATAAATTACGAAACAATCAAAAAATTGATCCAATTGCGGCAATGATTGACGCTTACACATTGCTACATTTAAAAGAAATCGAGGTAAACGATGAAAAACCTAACTCGTATTATGAAAATTATTCGTTCTAAAATTCCAATTCAGACAAGTTTGTTTTTAGCAGGCTTATTTTTTTTGGCTTTAGCAAGTTTTATTTTTAATTTGATAGTCGGTTTTTACACGGTGGGAATTATTCTCATTGTTTCCGCTTTAATCATAAATTCAGAAAAGAAAGGAGGTAGGTAAAATTGGGATTATTAGTCAATAACACAAACACAAGTCCGCAACCAGATTCAAGTGACGCCTTTTTGGACGCCTTGGTTTCAATGAGTTCAGATAGTGACTTCTATGCAGGGAAAAGCGTGTTGCGCAATCCAGACGTGTATTCAGCGATTTCAACAATCAGCAATACAGTTGCTTCATGTCCGTTCATCAGTTCAACGCCTTTAATCAGTAAGATGTTGAACGATCCCGACGTCGATAACATCAGATCAGGCTTCAATTTTTGGAGTTCGGTTATGACAAACTTGCTCATCAATGGCAATTCATTTTGTTTGATTGAAAACGGTGGTCATGCCTTGAAATTCATCGAAAATAATGAAATGACCGTCACGGTAGATACTTCTACAGGCAATGTTAGCTATCGTTATCAAGCCGACCCTTCAACGCGTGCGCAGGATGTGCCTATATCACAGATTCTACACTTCAAAATCCTAAGTTTGGACGGTATTGCAGGCATTTCACCTTTATACGCTTTGCGAGATAGTTTGGACTTACAAAACATTGGAACTCAAACATTGAAAGACGTATTTCAGTCAGGGATTCATGGAATGCTGAACGTCTCAAAAACTGACTTAAGTGATTCAGCGAAAGAAAACCTAAGGCAAAACTTTCAAAAGATTGCTTCATCAGGTGTTGGGGTGAGTGATGATTCAATTAAATTTGAACAGATTTCAGTCGACAAAGGACTTTTAGAGGCCATTCAAACCAATAATTTAGCGAGTGAAAAAGTTGCGAGTGTTTTTGGTATTCCGTCAGAAATGATTGGTTTGGAAAACTCGCATAGTTCAGTAAGTCAATCACTCAAAACGTTGTTTTTACAGGGCTTAACGCCTTATTTTGAAAGTGTCAACAATGAACTCAACAACAAACTATCAGGCTATGAAATCAGTCAAGATAAGTCGAACATTTTGCCAGCAAGTTTTTCAGATCAAGCTAAGACACTTATTAGTTTGATTCAAAACGGCGTCATGACGCCTTATCAAGCACGACAGACGCTTAATATTGATGAACCAAGTGATAACGACAACGAAGCACTCAACCGCTTCTATGGTTCACTCAATTACTCGCAGTTGGAAAATTTGAGTGAAAACGATTATGACCGTGCGAACGCTTCAAAGTACAGCAACGATAATACAGATACTAATGAGGAGGGAAACAATGATTCAAAATGAAAAATTAATTATCAAGTCGTCCGAGATTCGAGCAGTCGAACCAACAGATGATAGTGATGATTCAACAGGCAAACAACTTGAAGGCTATGCCCTGATGTTTAATCAACCCTCGAAAGATTTAGGTGGGTTTATTGAACAGATTGACCCACAAGCATTACAGAATACTGATTTGTCACAAGTTCTATTTTTAAACGATCACAATTTTAATCAGCCAATTGCGAAGGTGGGTTCAGGCTTAACTTTAGATGTTGACGATCAAGGACTTCATTTTGTGGTTGATATTGATGATTCAGTATCATATGAAGCTGATTTATATAATTTGATCCAAAAAGGCGTTGTAACAAGCATGTCATTCGGCTTTGAACTACCAGATGACGGTTCAGGCGAAGCATGGAGCGAAGACCCGACAACGGGAGTTGTAACACGTTTGATTACAAATATTCAGGCACTATATGAAATTAGTGCGGTATCAATTCCAGCATATGACGCTTCAAGCGTTGCAACACGTGGGTACGATTCATTTATTAACAAAAAACAAAATAACTCAAAAGAGGAGAAACGAAACATGGCAGAAAAAACAATCATTGCACCAGAAACACAAGAAGACAAGGCTCAAAAGGAAATTCGGAATTTTGAAGAATATATCAAGTCACATGGTGAAAGACGTGATTTAGCAACGACAGACGCAAACGGCAAGGCAATTGTGCCACAACAATTGGTAACACCATTGTTCACGCCCGCAAAAGGTGACTACAATTTAGCTCAATACGTCACTGTTAAAAAAATTACTAGCTCACAAGGGACTTATCCAGTTGCTACAAATTCAAATGCAATTTTGCAGACCAAAGCAGAAAATGCACAAGTAGCAGAAGCGGACGTTAACATCAAGTCTGTTCCGTTCAACACCCCAGAACGCATGGGCCGTGTACTCATCTCGAACGAGCTCCTGAATGATAATTCGGTTGATTTAGCTAGTGAAGTTCAAGATCAATTAGGCGACCTTGTTCAGAACACGACTAACAAATTAATTATGGACGTTGTCAATACTGCAACCGTTCAAACGGTGGCTTCACTTGATGATATTAAGAATGCTAAAAACAAACTTAATCCATGGCTTAAGAATAAGATTGTTATTTTGAACACTGATTCATTCGCTTATTTGGACGTTCTCAAAGACAATGAAGGTAAATATCTGATTCAACCAAACGTACAAGACGGCTTTGCAGGCACTCTTTTCGGTATTCCGGTTGTTGTCCTTGATAACACATTGCTTCCAACACCTTCAACAGGTTTACCAATTATTATTGGTGATTTGAGTGAAGCGTGTGTTCTCTTTGAACGTGAACAAGTTTCAGCAACCTACCAGCAATTCGATTCGTGGTCAACTGGAGTACTTTGTGGAGTTCGTGAAGACGCAGAGCCAATTAATTTTGACGGCAATTTAGTAAAAATGGTTCTTACTACTGCAACAGCAGGCAAGTAATTTAAAAATAAAGACGGTCATTGTACCGCCTTTTTTTTACATATAATTTAATTTGAAAGAAGGTATTAGAATGGCAGGTACAACAACAGACACAGGCTTATTGAACGAACTAAAAAATAGTTTGCATATTCCATTAGATGTTAGTGATGATGACCAGTTATTAACTGATTATCTTAATTCAGCAAAAGCGTATTTGTATAATGCTTGCAACAATAATATGAGTTCAGATGATCGCTTCAAATATATCATTGTCGAGCTTGCATCTTTATTCTATCAAAATAGAGGTACGGCAATAGTCGCAAAAGATTTTCCATATAGCTTGCGTTGCGTGATTAATCAGCTAAAATATAGTTAACCTTCTATTTATTTGGTATTGGCACATATATCAGAAAAACGTCATTATTATTTGGGTGGCGTTTTTTTGTATCTAATAAAATATCTATTTTATAACGTGATATAAACGCATTCTGCTTAATTTAAACGGACCAAGTATACATCTAAAAGGTGAACGGGCTTTCTGACACTGCTAGTTTGATCTGAGACATCTTCATCAAATATAATAGTTGCTCGTTTTTTATTCATCAAAGAACCTCGAATTTTTGTAATTTAAAATAAATAATTTATTTTTTATTTTAAATTATTTATTATTTTCGTCAAACTCGCCTGAATTGATAGCGTATTTAAGCATAGAGTCAATGACATCAACTATCTTAGCTTCCTTATGATAGGCTATATCTTTAATCATTTTATACGTACCTTCACGTACTTGTACGGGCCTAGTGACTT